TGCCAACTGAGGTATTCCTGAAAAACCAGCAGAAATCAAAGCCTCGCGTAGTGCGGTTGGTGCATTCGTAACTGTTCCTTCAATTGCGCCTCCAGCAAGTCCTCCACCGGTCGCAAATCCAACATTCTTCGCAACATTTAACAATCTGCTTGCTCCAGGAAGACGTTGAATGAATGGAGCTGAACCTCTCGCACCTGCACCAAGAATCTGTCTTCCGCTATAGTCTTTTCCTCCAGTGATCTTGTCGATGGTTTCAGCTCCAAATTCTCCAATCATTGAAGAGCCTGCGCCATAAGCAGCCTGAGCAATTGGTCCAAGGCCACCAGTTGCGGCTCCTGTAACAAGAGGGAATCCGACACGCATCGACATTTTAGCGGCGGACCTTTCTGCCTCTGGACTAATTGGACCACCACCACCACGCATCTCACGCTGGGCTTGAAGAACTCCACTTGAAAAGTCCTCTGCTCCAGCTCGGGATATCATTTCCTGTTTTTGCTGTCGAAGTTTACCTTCTTCAGCGATAAACTCAGCCGTCAATGCGGCCAATTCAGCCTCTTCAGCAGCGGTAAGTGCCATATAGATTTATTGGTTCTTCTTGCGTTGGAGTTCTTGCAATCTAGACATCTTCTCGGGAGAAAGACCTCCGCTTGGTGCGCCCAGTCCACCAAAGTTGTATTGCTTCTTTGTTTCAATCCACTGATTGCGAGCATCCTGAACATCTTTCTTGGTGGCAGGATCAACAAAAATACCCCTCCTTTCATACTTACGCTGGATCTCGTCTTTGCTCATAATTGAATCAACCAACTCAATTACACGAGGCAAGAAGTTAGCCTGCTTGGGATCAGCAAACAGTTGTTTAGCAACTTCAAACTCGTTGTCGGTAAGAGATGCACCAAAGAAGTCTTTGCGCTGTTGAGCGATAAGAGCTTGGAACTCTTGAACTACATTGTTGATAGATTTGAGCCTTGCATCTTCAGTTCCAAATCTGTTCTCCAACCCTCTAATCCAAGACGTAAATGAATTAAAGTCTGATTTAGAAACCTTTGAAATCTCACCAAGACCAGCGAGTTCGCCAACAGACTTGGCCAACTTAGAAGACCGATCAACTGCTGAGATGTACTTATCAAGAGATTCGTTCTCTTTCGCTGTGGCAGCTCTTGGAACCTGAGCCAAAATACGAAACTCCTCGTTCTTTTGCTCATCTTTTCCAAGGTTGTAATAAGCCTCCTGAAGAGTGTTCTTATCAACATTAGGTGTTGCGAGCAATTGATTGAAAGTCTTGAGTGCTTGAGTGTCAGCTTTTGCTGCCCTCTGTGCGGCTCCGATATAATCGCTTTGCTGTTGCTGGCGAACGTAGATGTCGGCATTTGCAATAGCCTCAGCGTCAGACATTGAATTAATGTCAACAGGAGCTGGAACAAAACCCATTCCTTGCAATGTTCTCAATTGAGCCTTTGCCCTAATACCAGATGGTTCGAGAGGAATCTGGCTCCGAGATTTTGCAATAGATTGCTGAAGCATCGACTTGAGTTGTCCAACTGGCATATCAGGTGAAGCCTGAACACCATAAGCAGCAAGCGATGAAACAAGTTCTGGAGCTTCCAATTGTTTAGTCTGCTCCAACTCAGCCTTCCTTCTTGCCATTAGATTTTGAGACTCAGTTGCGGCAATCTTGAATGCAGGTTCGGCCTCGTACTGAGACGGACCCATTGTTTGTCCTAAACCAAAACCAGTCCCCTCTCCAGCGGCAAGATTCCTGCGAAGAGACTTGTTCCTGAAGTCGGCCATCTTCTCCTCAAGCGTTGCGCCAGCAGGAGTCTCGATGCCGCTTTGAAGCGCGTTGACCATCAACTGACGAGCCAGCGTTCGCTCCTCATCCCGCTTGTTCATCTCCTCCTGTAGCAACGCCTGACGCGCACGAGCGGCCTCCTGAGCCTTCTGAGTGCTTCCAGTGATCTGACCGGCCAGTCCTCCGGTGAGGACGTTGAAGATGTTTGATGCGACACCGGGACGATATTGAGCCGCCGCCTCGATGTTTGCAGGATCGGGATAGTTGTAGTTCGTAGCCATAGATCAGTATCCTCCAGCGAAAGTGTTGCGTTTGCGAAGTGTTCCGGGTTCGACGGGCATGGGCATTGCGCTGCGATCAGGATTGAGTTCGCTCCCCACAGGCTCGGGAACGGGCGCAGAGCCGTATTGCTTCATGCGCTCCTCCATCCGCCGCTGAAGTTCATCCTGAATGAGCTGCTGCTTCGCCATGTCGCGCTGCTCTAGCTTCTCGTTCATTCCACTGGCCTGTCCATAGATCCCTCCAGTGAGGAGGTTCCCAAGACGTTCCATGATGCTCGGATCGTACTTGGCGGCTTCGCGCACCAGCTCTGGGTTGGCGCGGAATGCAGCGGCCTCGTTGAGCCTCTGCTCTTCGAGTTCCTTGTCGCGTCCGCTCAGGCTGTTGTACAGGCCAGCAGTGGCGAAGTTGGCAGCGTTCTGTAGGAAGTTCTCGAAAGCCATAGTCTTAGTACATTAGCGATCTGCCTGCACCTCTTCCGCGCATGACCCTCATCGCCGCAGCGAGGATCTCGTCGGGGTCATAATTGACGTAGCCCATGTACGGGCTTCCGAGAACATCAGCGCGTCGAGCGGGAATCGGAACCGTTGTGGGTTCAACCAGAGCAGGCTGATTGTACTTTGGAAGGATTGAGACGTTTGGTTTCTGGGGAACAATCGGGGGTCGAGCCAGATCCTGAATCGTTTCCTGCGGGAGAGGAGGAAGCGGAACGACCGGTGTCCTGCTGGGAGCTTGGATGAGCGTTGATCCACCGGAAGTGACGATGGCCTGATCCTCGCGTTTGGTTACGCTGGGAGACGTTCCAGGAACAAACGTAGATTGCTGCGGAGCTGGATTGTAGTAATCAGGAGCGGGGGGTGGAAATTCATCTCCCGACTTAGGAACACCCTTATCCCGAGAAGGGGGCTTGGCGAGATTGGAGTAATCCCAGTCTCCCTTCAACCAGTTCCATTTATCACCAGTGTTATTGACAATCACATCGCCAACCCGAGTTTCAGGCATGCCCCGAATCTCGGTACCCCACATCTGATATCCACCACCGGGAACGAGGTAGAGTTGATCAACGGCAGGGGTTGGCGTTTGATTCGGTCCTGCTGGTTCCGATTCAACGTCCGACGAGTTGTTGATGCTGGTATCGTTCGCCATAGATCAGGCTTTCGGAATCATGCTCTCGATCCGACCGATCATCCAGTTGGCCACTAGCTTCTTCGCCTTCGGCTTGTCCTTGAGCCACTTGGCAAACTTCTCGGCATTGCTGTCATAAAAGCTCTTGAACCAAGCCGGACCAACGAGTTCCTTCCAGAAGAAGAACGCTTCCCACTGATCCGGGATGCACTCACGGGCAACGGAACACATCGCTGCGCTACCGAGTGCGCCGATTGCGCTGGTGACACCCTTGGCAATAGCCAGAGGAGAATTGGCCTGCGAAGCCTCAAACGCATTCTGCGCGTTCTGGAGCGCGAAGCTGGAACCAGTCTGGAGCAACTGACCGGGACCGGCCTGCTGCATTCCCTGAACGAGCTGAGGAGCAGCGAACGGAGAAGCACCCTGCTGGAGTCCACCAAGCTGAGCGGCTTGCGAGACGATGGGCTGGAGACCGAGAGCAGATTGGATGTTGGCGATGTTCTGCTGCTGTGCGCCCTGACGCTGCTGCTGAGTGGCCATCTGGCCCGCAAACGTCTGCTGCTGCGCGGTGTTACGCTGACCGGTGGCTGCGAGGATGTTCTGGAACGCTTCCTGAGCCTGACGATTGGCGACATCGCTTGTGGTCTGACCGCTCTGGAGTAGGCCAAGAGCCTGCTGACGGCGTTGGACATCGGCATTCGCAACAGCTTCACCAACTGCCCGCGCCTCGCGAAAGGCGGAGAGGTTGCCAAGGATATTTCCGGTGGCAGCACCACGAGCGCGAACGGCTTGCTCAGCCGCTCGAATCATCGCCGGATCAAGCGTTCCAGCCTGAGCGAGACCGGCACTGATCTGGCGTTCGAGATTGCTGCGGATGTTCGCGGCCTCGCCGGTATCCTGCGGAGCCGTTGGCATTCCAACGCGTTCGTAAGAAGGAGCAGCGGGAGCGGTCTCAGAAATGGGACGTTGGCCGATATCCTTCAGGAAGTTCTCATATAGACCATACCGTTGAGGATCAGCAGCCTTAAGCTCGGCAAGACGTTGCTGAGCAAACTGAGTTCCATACTGCTTGGCGAGATCGAGCTGAGCCTTGGTCTGCTCGGGAGCCAGTGACGCTAATGCACGAGCCGTTTCGCGTGTGACATCAATGTCAGAGATGCCGCTGAAATCATACGGACGCTCTCCGACCACTTTTCCGGCTGCGTCATAGATTGGGTACGAACCTTTGCCACCGGTCCTAGAGGCTGCTTCAATCTGTCTTAAGACGGGGAAAGTCTGGGCTTGTGCGTAAACCGCTTCACGGTTTGCCGCCGCCATATCCGGTGCTTTATATGTTCCACCCATAGGAAATCCTTCGGTTCATTAAGAGTTTGAAGTATCTGTCGAAATCGTACAAACGGGAAACACCCTTTCGGAATCCTCCCAGCTTGGTGACGTTCTTGGAGCAGCAGGTCATCATGGCCAACCAGAGCGTCTGAACCGCTTCCGGCTCCACGCCAACCACCATCTCGATCCAAGCGATGTGGCCATCGGGGAAGTTGTTGTTGATGTCTTCCGCCTCCTCGATGGAGTTCAGGAACCGGACGGCTCCGACACCAACGCATTCGCCCTTCTCGTTCTTGATGATCCCGAGTTGGCGAATCTTGTTGAAGATGCCGATCCAATTGAGGAGCTGGTCATCGTTCCATGTGGAACAAGTTGGCCAGTGTTGTCGCAGCAGCTTGGCCGCTTCGATGATAGTCGGATGCGCGTTCATTGCTGAGGACGCACGGAATCGACGAATCCAGAGAGAATGGCGGATTGAAATGACAGGCGACCACCCGAGTTGGTTTCAACCTTGAACTGAATCGAGTTCCACCGGCCCTTGCTGATCAGGTTGTAGGCTTTCAGGAACTTCTGCGAGTTCGTGATGCTCAAGTTGGGATCGATGGTGGAGAACGTCCCGCTCATGTCCTTGGCATAGGAGACCGTCACATCCGTGTTCTGGGTGGTGTACGGGTTATCGAACGCGAGCTGAACGCTGTAGCCGATCTTGTCGGGGATGGGTTCTCCCAGGGTGAACGCCTTGGTGATGACGCTCGACTGATAGCTGGAACCGCCATCGAGGTAGGACGACACCTGAACCGGGCTGGTACGGGTATTGGGCAGGTAATCGTTGAATGACCAGATCTGACCACCGCCTTCGGCCACAGCATTCATGTCGCCAGCGAACATCAGCACAGGCCCGAAGCTGGAGAACGAGGTGGTGAAGAAGTCGTTCACCTGCCAGTTGTCCCAGTAGCCAAGCCAAGAGCGGGCCAATGAATGGTAAACGATGATCGCGTTGTTCCGAGGAATCAGGTTCTCCAGTTCGAGCGAGAAGCCGGATTCGAGGAGAATGGCGTACTCGCTTTCGAGACCGACACCGAACGGTCCTTCCTGAACGAACGGAACCGCGAGCATGTATCGGTTGTTCCAGAACACCGCATCGCAGAGGTCCAGCTTGGTCTTATCGATGCGGCTGATCAGATCATTGATCGGGCTGGAGAGCGCAAGACCAACGCTGGTCTGAGTACCAGCTTGGATCTGGGCCATCGAGCGGATGCCGTCACGCGAGAGGAAGAACACATCCGCGCCGACAGCAGCGATGGACCGATGCGATGAGCAGCCGATGTTTCCGCTGATGATCGAGATGGACCAATCGGCTGGATCAAGCGTGGGATCTGCATCCACATACCAGATGGACCGTTCCTTGAACACGATCAATCGGTATCCGAACCACGAGTAGAGGCCTCGAATCGGATCGCCATCACCGCCCACTCGAATGGAGCCGAGAGGGTCCCAATTTTCGCCATCAAGGATATCCGAGAAGTAGAGGGTATCAGGCGGGATTGTGGTATCCGCAGAGACGCACCAGAGGCGGTTGGTGTGCGTGGTCAGGTAGATCGGCTTGTTCGGAGGCGTGAGCGAAACGAAAGCGACCGCATGCGCTTGATTGGCCGGTGATATATTAACAGTAGGAGCAGTAACGTATCCGCTTCCAGGATTTGTTATTACTATTGAAATAACATTTCCAGCACCACCGATTCTTGCTTCTGCGGTAGCAGTAATGCCACTCGGAGGTGCTGATATGGTGATTGTTGGTATTGAGCTTTGCCCGCTTCCCTGATTGATGACATCAATGCGGCTGATCTTTCCGGCTGCAATGGCTGCGTTCGCATTGGAGCTGTTGACATACTTCAACGAGTTATAGCCATCCGAGTAGAATAGCTTCTCGTTGAGCTGTGCAAAGTAGACGTAGTTAGCCAGCGGGCTAAAAGTGGAACCTGAGATGACATTGTACGAAACACCGGGAGAACCAGTGTACAACTGATTGGTATTTGCGTTGATGTCATTCAGGGCGATTACCAGACGCTCTGATGCGGAAGTATCGAAGTAGAATCCAGAGTAGACTTGGCAGTTGATCGGCAGGTTGGAAGCGAAGTTGGCAGTGGTGGACTCCCAGTTCGTGATAACGTCTTCCCAGTTGCTGGTGATGCTGTTGCCAACCAGCGAAACGGACCCGAGGCGAGTGACCAGATTCCCGAAGTCATCGTAGTCCATGTTGATGGCCGACTCCAAGCTGGTCGCTGGAATGGCATCTGGACGAGTAGCGGAAACGACACCAGTGCTGAACCCATTGCTTCCATCCAGAAGCATCTGGTCGTCGAGTGCATCTGAGGATTGGAATGGCATTAGGTGATGTCCTGAAAGGTGTAGTCGTAGAGGCTGTCAGGAATGATCCGGCTGATCTGCTGCTGCTGACCTCGCTCCATGTCCTTCATAATGGAGACCTGAGCGGCTCCTTCTTGGAACTTCGCTTGGGCTTTGCCGTACTGCCGCGAGTATTCGAGGAGATCGCCTTCGGTGTAGGCCATCAGTGCATTCTCAACACCGTGCAGCTCGAAGTTGCTGTCGTTGGTGATGGTCTGAGCCTCACCGAACTGACGCATCTGGGACTGCTTCTTTCCGAGAACGAAGAGGGTTCCGTTGACGTTGGGAACTGGGATTAGCTTGATCCTGGGAACACCGGCCAGTCCGTATGCAACGTTCATGTTGCGGACCCAGTTCACGAAGTTGTTGGGCGTGGACTTACGGCTATCGACGTTGTTCCAAGTGTTGGGATCGAGCTGGAAGAACGAGACCCATTCAGCGGACGGGATCTCGATGCCATCGGTATCGCCATTGATCGTGAACTTCGCGGCTACCGGGAAGTCCATGTACATGTTGTACCCGGTGTTCGATGAGTAGGCCGTGGTAACGAAGGTGCTGATCGTATTGATCTCATCGCCATCAGCGACAGAGATCGAGGTCACTCCGAGGGTATCGTTCCACAGGCACGAATCCCAGATCATGGAGTAGCGGCGGATGCAGAACTTCTTGGCCAACGCGAGCGTGGCCGAGTCCGTGAACGACAGCTTGTCGCAGGCCGCTTGAGCTACTTCAGAGGGTTTCATTAGGCGAAGTATTCCAACGCAGTGATCGTCGAAGTGGTGCTTTGCTGAACTGAACCATCCACGTTGTAGTTCAAGTAGAGGTTTCCAGACGATCCATACACATGGACCTTGTATGTCACAAGAGAAGTGCTGCTTGGAGAGTCGAAGAATTCTATCTTAACATTGTTGATAGCTTCAACCTCACCGTCCTCATAGCTTGCTGATCCAATACCGGCAATTCCGGTTCCAGCACTTGTGCCAATAGGATTACCGTTTTTGGTAACACGGAAAACCAAGTTCTTTGAGAAACCAGTCTTGCACGAGTAATTGATAACCGCAGAGAAGAGAATCTTTGAACCAGTGCTTCTTGGAGTTATGGTAACAGTCATCAAGTCAGCACCAGATCCGGTGGTTGATCCAGTTACTATTGCCCTAGCATTGTAGACAACCTGATTAGACTGCGGAGAGTTTGAAGCATTTGGAGAGACATCACTGACAGTTACAACGCGAAGCCTGTTGGATACATCAAGAATCAGTATCTTATCAGTAGATAGAGCCGGAGTCTGAGTAGTGATGTTCGGGAACGTAACCACGTTCGCGTTTACCGTCAGAAGATCGGTTACGGAATTTCCGATGGTGCTGTTGCCATTGACGGTCAGGTTTCCGGTAGCGAACAGGTTTCCGCTGGTTGAGATCGTTCCGGTGGCAGCGATGGTGCTTGAGAAGGTGGCAGCACCAACGACGTTTAATGTATCACCAAAGTAAACCGCTCCGGGGATATCAACACCACCATTGAACGTAGCTAGACCGTTACATGTCAATGTGTTGAGAGTAGTGCCTGTTCCAACAGTCAGGTTTCCGGCGAGGTTGCTTGATGCGGCAGCGTTTGTCTGGGTGATACTTCCATATACCGAAAGGTTGCTTCCGATGATGAGGCTTCCAGCACCTCCGGTTGAGATGTTTCCGGTAACCAGCAGCGTTGATGAGATCGTGGTTGCACCCGTGACGGCCAGAGTGGATGAGAGGGTGGTGGCACCGGTCACACCAAGAGTGGAACCAATGGTGGCCAACCCAGTAACTGCGAGGCTGGAAGCCAGTCCGGTGGCACCTGCGACATTCAGAGTACCAGCGATGCCGGTATTACCGCTTGCAGAGGCAACCGTGAGCTTGCTGGTGGCAACGCTAAAATCCCCGACGATGTTCGCAGCGGTGGTCGAGAGCTGGAGCGAGGAATCGGTTCCACCGCCATCGCTGACGCTCTTGAGTGTTCCGTTAAGGCTGGCGTTGTCGGAGGTCTTGAGTAGGCCAGTGTAGGTTGATGCTACTGAACTGCCTGTAAGTGGGGTTGCCATACTATTCCTTGGGAAGTGCGTACCATCCTTCGTGGATTGTCACGCGGTTTTGAGACTTGGTTGGATTGCCCTGGGCATCTCTGACCCAAACGCGAGCCTGAACGCTCTCGGCTAGGCGTATAGGCTCACCGTGGGGCACCATCACCACTCTTGTTGAGCAGCTTGCGGTCAGAATCAGCAATGCGATCCAATAGCTTCTTTTTGAGTTCTGGATCGGGTTTTGCATCTTCTGAGGTGTAGGGGGTTTTCGCAAGCCATACCAGCCACTTGAGAATGGCTGATACGATTTGCTCGATGACGTTCATTCGGCCTTCTTTTTCTCGGCATCCTTGGCGGAGATGAGTCCGATACCAGCGGTGATGGCAGCGATGGTGGCTGCGATGTCCATGTTGGTGTTGGGATCGCCGTCGAAGATGGCTTTGAGTGCGCCACCAACGGCAACGAGGATGGAGCCGACACCTGCGGCGGTAGTTTTCCAGTTCATTTCTTGAGAGCTTTGTAGAGTCCGATTGCTGCGGCTATAAACGCCAACAGAGCGGCCCCGAATCGGAACCACTCTGTTAGCTGAGGAAGCAGTGATACCGCACCAGCGGTAGCGGCGGTTGCAAGTGAAAGTCCAAGTCCGCTGCTACTGTTGGTATCGGTGTTCATTGCTCTGGTTTAGGCTGTGCTGCTGCGATGATGAGGTCGGCCAGTGGCACTCCTACTTTTGCATTCTGGAAGCCGCCTGCTTTGATGGCGACATCGATGAGTTGGAGGAGTTGATTGGCCTGTTCGGTGCTGAGTTCGATTTTGATCATGCGGCAGGAGCTTCAGCAACAGGCGGCTGTTCGTCAACAGCGGCGACAGGAGTTTCCGTATTGACCGGCTCTTCCACCACAACCGGAGCGGGAGCCACCCACGGCAGCGGCAGCACAACCACGGGCGGGTTGATCTGGTTGTCGATCTGCTGCGTGACGTTGGCTTCGATGGCCGCTTGATCGACTCCGTTCTGATAGCACCAGTCCAGCACCTGCTGCTCGGTCAGTTCGTTGTAAGGAGTGAACGAGCCAGTCGGCGGAGCGAACGAGCAGCTACCGTAGCAGGTTCCG